GAAAATAATTATGGTGAAAAGGAATTTGTTTATTACAACGGAACGGAATTATGCGTCCACCCTGCCAGCGATTGGGAGGGCGAGTTAAAGGAGGTGGAGTGATGAGAGTGTTCATGGAGTTCGTTGACGACGAAGAAAAGCTGGCGGTAGAGAGACTCAATGAATACATTGAAAGAGCTAAAATAGCAACAAGAGGTAAGGCGAAAATAAACATTGTAGGTTACCAAGTTGCACGTTACGAACAAATAAACAAAGAAAGAACTTACATTCTTGTCGAGGAGGTCATAGATTGAAACGATTCATAGCAATCTGGATTCTGCTATCTGCTGGATTAAACATCTGGCAGATGGACAGGATTCGAGATTTGGAAGAGAAGAAGCCTATGGTTATCTACAAGGCTGATAACGCAGGCGCTGAGATATTCGGCAAAGTCGTCGAAAAAGGACGGCATGGCAAACTATATACGCTTACGATACGTGATTACGGGGTGTTCGTGGTTACGAAGGACGTGTATGAGAAAGTGAAAGTAGGAGATGAGGTGTTGTTGTGAAATTATTTCTTCACGAAGATTGTATGGGCGTTATGAAAAGATATCCTGACAACTACTTTGATTTAGCTATTGTAGATCCCCCATATTTTTCCGGTCCAGAAAAAAGAGAATACTATGGTCGAAAAGTCAGTCCGATTGGCGTCAATAGACTGTATGGCAAAACATCAGAGTGGAAAATTCCAAATAGAGATTATTTTGATGAGTTATTTAGAGTTTCAAAAAATCAAATCATTTGGGGTGTGAACTACTTCGACTACTCTTTTGGTCCTGGTCGCATCGTTTGGGATAAGGTTAATGGTCAATCAAGTTTTTCAGATTGTGAGATAGCATACTGCAGCTTACATGATAGTACACGTCTGTTTCGCTATATGTGGAATGGTATGATGCAAGGGAAGTCGATATCTGAAGGTCATATACAACAAGGGAATAAGGCCTTAAATGAGGTTAGAATCCATCCGACACAAAAACCGATAAGTCTTTATCTTTGGTTACTTCAAACTTACGCAAAAGAAGGAGACAAGATTCTTGATACTCATGTTGGTTCAGCAAGTAGCTTAATCGCTTGTCAAGAATTAGGTTTTGAATATGTCGGTTGCGAGTTAGATAGAGACATCTTTAATCTTGCTAAACAGAGACTCAATGATTATGAAAAACAAATAAAATTATTTTAAAAAGGAATAGGAGGATTTGGTATGATACCGAAATTTAGAGCGTGGGATGTGTTAGCAGAAAAAATGATTGATGAAATACTGATGATTTCATTTGTCAGAAAAGAAATCATAGGAAAGTTCAGAAATGGTTCTACATCTGTTCCGTTGAAATTTGAAGACAAGCGAAACGGGGAAGATGTTATCCTCATGCAATCGACAGGATTGGTTGACAAGAACGGCAAGGAAATATTTGAGGGGGATATAGTCAAAATGTCTAAGGATGTCTATTCTGAACCCACTTATTACGAGGTTGTAAGGCATCGTGGTGGAGCATATCGTCTTGAATCTAAACAACACGGATGTGAATTGTGGTTACGACATACGGATTGCGAGGTCGTGGGGAATATCTACGAAAACCCTGAGCTTTTGGAGGATAAGGAATGAATCCAGAAATAATTGACAACGTAAACAAACCAAGCCATTATCAAGGACGATATGGCATGGAGTCTATCGATGCCTTAAGGAATTTCATGACACCAGAACAGCTGAAAGGCTTTTATCTTGGAAATGCCTTGAAGTATCAACTGCGATTCCAGAAGAAAAACGGTCTTGAAGACCTGAAGAAAGCTAGAAAAAATTTAGACTGGTTGATTGAGGAAATGGAGCATGAGTGAATACGCGTTATATCAAGGTGATACGTTCGTGACTTTAGGAACGCTTGAGGAAATTAGCGAAGAAACAGGGATAAGTGAAGCGTCAATAAAATATTACTCTTGGAAATCTTATTGGAATAGATATCCGAATGGCAGGAAAGTGATAAAGATCGAGGTAGATAATGAAGAATAGTAAATTTTTTTCAGAACAGATTAGATTATGGCGAATTGGGAAAGGTCTATCTTTAAGAAAAGCTTCAAAGAAATTTGGTGTTAGTGCAAGGACGTTTTCAAATTGGGAACGAGGTCTGATACCAAGTGATCGTCAGAAAGAACGTCTGTCAAAAGAGTTAGGATTGGACAAAGATGTTTTATTCAAGAAGTGTGAGATTGGAAATCTTAATGCGCTTTTGAAAGAAAAACGTTTGGAGCAAGGACTTACTCGTACAGAATTAGCAAAGCATTTGGGGTATTCTGAAACAATCCTAAGCAGCTGGGAGAGAGGCGTGGAAATTTCTGAATGTGAGGCAGAAGACATTTGTCAATTCTTTGGAATCGAGGTGTATGATTGACAGTAGATATTAAACAGAGGTTGAAGGCTTTGCCATATATCGATATAAAAGCTAAGTCGAAACATCAAGAATTGATTAGTTTGCGTTCTAGTATCTTACGAGGGCAGACGTTTGATTCGATGCCTAAAGCTAGAGATAACAAGAATAAGACTGAAGATTTGAATGTATCGATTATCGACCAGTCAGAACAGTTGTACGAGGAAATTAGGTCGATTTATCGTGAACGTGACGAGATGATTCAAGCGATTGAATCTCTTGATGATCCGTTTGAAAACATTGTGATGAGGTTGCTTTATATCAATGGCCTAACGTGGAATGAAGTCGAACGAAAATTAAGATGTAGCCCAGCAACTATCCAAAGAACAAGAGGTAGAGCGTTAGCTAAAATGTCTAAAATGTTTGATAATAACGATAGTAAATGATAGTTCTAATCTGCTAAAATAGTATTATCAGCTGAAGGCGGTAAGCGCACTGATAACTCCTTATATTTTTCATTTTATTTCCGAGGCTTCGGCCTCGTTTTGGCGGTGACAGGCGTAAAGTGATTTATCTCCTATGTATTTTTTTCGGTTCGAGTCCGGACATCGCCGTTAATGACTACAAAAAAATAAATCAGAAAATTTATTTCTAATTAACACGCAAGGTAGTAGTCGCCTTGCAGTAAGAACATAGCTCAAGTGGTAGAGCGATAGATTTTCACTCTATTCGTTACAGGTTCGAGCCCTGTTGTTCTTATGAGAGGTCTTGAAAAGGTCGCACATTGTGTGGCTTTTTTGATTATTTAAAAAGGTGGTGATGGAAAATTGAGTGGATTGAGAATAAAACAAAAGAGATTTGCAGATGAGTACATCATCTCAGGTAATGCGACGGAAGCTTATAAAAAAGCAGGTTATCGTGTTTCTAGTGATAGAGTGGCAGGCGTTGAAGGGCATAAGTTACTAAAGAATCCTAAGATTAAAAGCTATATAGATGAACGACTGAAACAACTTGATTCTGAGAAAATTGCAGATCAACAAGAAGTACTTAGTTATCTAACATCAGTAATGCGAGGAGAGACGCAAGAACAGACCTTGATAAGCATAGGAGAATTAGGTCAAACGATTACGGATATTGATGTCGGAGCAAAAGATAGAATCAAAGCAGCCGAACTTTTAGGAAAACGGCATAGGCTTTGGACAGACAAAGTAGAGGCAGACGTTTCTGGAACGGTGGTGTTTGCGAATGAGTCAGGCATACCAGATTAAACAGAACGATATTGTTGTTGACCTACCTAAGACAGTAGGAGCTGGGTACGGACAATTTTGGCGCTCAAGAAATCTTTATCGTGTAGTCAAAGGGTCCCGTGGTTCGAAGAAGTCCAAGACAACTGCATTAAATTACGTTGTCCGTCTTTTGAAGTACCCATGGGCTAACTTGCTTGTCATTCGTAGATATTCAAATACGAACAAACAATCTACCTATACAGATTTTAAATGGGCGTGTAATGTGTTGGGTGTGACTCATTTGTTTAAATTCAACGAGTCTTTGCCTGAAATAACTATAAAAGCGACTGGGCAAAAGATTCTGTTCCGTGGTTTGGATGATGAACTGAAAATCACATCTATTACAGTTGACGTTGGTAGTCTTTGTTGGGCCTGGTTTGAGGAAGCGTACCAAATTGAGACTGAAGATAAATTCAGTACGGTAGTTGAATCTATCCGTGGTAGCCTAGACGTACCTGACTTCTTTAAACAGATTACAGTCACATTTAACCCGTGGAATGAAAGGCATTGGCTCAAGCGTGTCTTCTTTGATGAAGATACAAGACGAGCTGATACATTCGCTATTACTACTACTTACAAATGTAATGAGTGGTTGGATGAAGTTGATATCAAGCGCTATGAGGATTTGTACAACACGAACCCTAGACGGGCTAGAATCGTTTGTGATGGCGAGTGGGGAGTTGCTGAAGGTTTAATCTACGAGAACGTAACTGTCAAGGATTTTGATAAGGATGAATTACTACAAGATCCAGCTTATAAGTTATGTATCGGTCTTGACTTTGGTTTTACTCATGACCCAACCGCTTTGTGTTGTTCTCTCATAAACGATACAACGAAAGAGATTTATGTTTTTGATGAGGCGTATAAAGTCGGATTGATTACTAAAGAAGTTGCGAAGATGATTAAAGATAAAGGTTATCATCGCTCACGGATTATCGCTGATAGCGCTGAATTGCGACTGATTGAGGAACTAAGGTCAGAACATGGCATAACTCGAATTAAAGAGAGTCGAAAAGGTAAGGATAGTATCATGGCAGGCGTATCCAAATTGCAAGGATACGCTATTTATGTGCATCCAGACTGTAAAAACATTATGGATGAATTTTATAGCTATTGTTATCAACAAGACAAAGAAGGGAATTGGTTGAATAAACCAGAAGATAAAAACAACCACTTGATGGATGCTTTGCGTTACAGCCTTCAATGTATCGAAGGTGGGAAAGCAACTGTCCGCAGACGTTCTGATTATGGTCTATAGAGAGGAAAGACATGTACCAATATTTAACTTATCCACGAGATGGATATGATGAGGGTTCTTTGAAGAAAGACCTTATTTACAAATTGATAACGAAGCATAGCACTGAAGGCTCACGTTTGAAGAAACTTAAAAGCTACTACTTGGGTGAGCATGCTATCTTAGGTCACAAGAGACGCAACGAGAACGCACCCAATTATAAGACGGTAGCCAATCATGCTAAGGATATTGCAGACACGGCTACGGGTTATTTTATGGGCAATCCTATCAAGTACAATAACACCGCTGAAGGTGATATCGATGAACTACTTACAGCTTTTGATGGCGCTGAGATTGACCAAGTAGATGCGCAGAATGCTTTGAATATGGCTATCTATGGTCGTGCTTATGAGTACATCTATGCCAAAGAGGGATTGACTGAGTTGGACTCAACTAGTATCGATCCAGAGAATACTTTCATGGTCTACGATGATAGCATTGAGCGAAAGCCCTTGTTTGCGGTCTACTACTATCAAGTCAAGGACGATACGAAAGATACTACTAAGTATCAGGCAGAAGTCTTTACTGAAAATCTGCACTATCACATGGTGCTGAGAAGTACAGATTCAGGAACAACTCAGAATGAAGAGGTAACCCCTCATAACCTTGGTCAAATTCCAATTATTGAATATCGCAATAATCACTTTGCGATTGGCGACTACGAGCAACAGATTAGCTTGATAGACGCTTATAATTCCTTGATGGGTAACCGTGTAAATGACAAGGAACAGGCAGTAGAGTCTATCCTTGTCTTATATGGCACACAGTTAGCAGACACTCCAGAAGATGCTAAGGTAGCGATGAAGATTCTTTCTGAAGAAGGTCTTTTGGAATTGCCGGGCGACAGTGCAAGAGCTGAGTTCTTGAAGAACACGCTGGACGAAAGTGCTACTGAAATCTTGCGTACAGCTCTGAAAGAGGATATCTACACATTTAGCCATGTGCCAAACTTGACTGATGAGAATTTCGCAGGGAACACGTCAGGCGTAGCCATGGAATTCAAGTTGATGGGCCTTGAGATGATTACCAAGACCAAGGAAGCGAATTACAAGCGTGGATTGCGCCAACGGATTGCGATTTTTGCTCACTATTTAGGACTTAAACAGGTTGCACTAGAAGCGCACTCAATCGTTCCTCAGTTTAGCCGTGGCTTGCCTAAGAACTTACTGGAAATCTCTCAGATTGTGAACAACTTGGAAGGTAAAGTGACCAACAGGCAGCTTATTTCTCTCTTGCCGTTTGTGGAAGATCCTGACGCTGAACTGGAAGCCTTGGAAGAGGAGAAAGAGAAGAACATGGAACGCATGCCAGTGTTTAATCAAGACAACACGAAACCCGAAGACGAGGTAGAGGATGAAGAATCAGGAGTACTGGGCGAAGAGGAAAGCCAATCTGATTTACCAACAGATGGACAAGGCCGAAAAGCAGGCAGACCAGTTCGATAAGGTCTATCAAGAAGCTAAGACTTACTTGGATAAGGAAATCAATAAGATTTTCGATAGATTCCAGCGTGATTATGGTTTAAGTCAGGTAGATGCTAGACAAGTCTTGAAGAACATGAAAGACAAGAAAGACTTGAATGAACTTCGTAAGGTGCTTGAAGCGAGACCGAATGACCCGAATATCCAGAGATTGCTAGCTGATTTAGATAGCCCCGCTTATTCCTTCCGTATAAGGCGCCTAGAGCGTTTGAGCCAAGACTTAAACCATATGCGTGAAAGTCTTTACGAGAGCCAAAAGAAAGGCTCAGACGCCTTCTATAGCGATTTAATGAAGGATAGCTACTACAAGACTACCTATGAGCTACAGAAGAAGACAGGCCTTGCATACAGCTTTTCTACGCTTCCAGATGAAGACATAAAGCGTATGCAGGCTTTTAGTTGGACAGGCGACGGAGGGACGTACTCAAGCAGAATATGGGGCAATACGGGCAAGCTTACTGAAAGTATTAAAGATGAGCTTTTGATATCTCTTATGACAGGTAGGGATGCCCAAGGTATGGTAGACGCTATCGCTGAAAGGTTTGAAGCCAGTCAGACCGACACGCGCAGGTTAGTTCGTACTGAATCCGCCTTTTTCCATAATCAAATGGAACTACTCAGCTATGAGGAAGCGGAGATAGATAAGTACACATTCGTAGCGACGCTAGACAACCGTACTTCTACCATATGCCAAAAGCACGACAATAAGGTTTACCGTGTAGATGAAGCCGTTGCAGGCTTTAACTGTCCGCCTATGCACCCATGGTGTAGGTCTACTACCGTAGCGCACGACGATGAAGCAGACTACGACAAGTTGAAGCGTAGAGCAAGGAACCCAGTTACAGGGAAAACCGAGCTAGTGCCATCAAGCATGTCTTATAAAGAGTGGTATAGCAAGTATGTTGGAGAAAATGAATAGTATTCATTTTTATCAATTATGAACATTATTCATTTAATTTAATTTTATTCATGAATAGTATTCATTTTTACAGAAAGGATAAAGCAGATGAAATATCGTAAAAAACCAGTAGTGATTGAGGCTGTACAGTTTACAGATACGGAAGAATCAATTTTGGAGTTATCAGAATAATGAAAGTTAAAGAACTTTGTGAAGTGATAGATGAACAACAAGACATTTCAGTTTGCCACAATAACAAGGATTTGGATGGAGGTTATCCAAGCGATTTTTTGGATTGTGAATTGGTTGTAAAAAGAATTTCAGTGGTAGCTTGCGAAGTTATCCTTATAGAAACGTAAAAGAAAGGAACTAAAAATGGAAGATTGGAAAGAACGCTTTATCGATGAGTATAATTCGCTTAAGGATAAATATACAAAATTACATAAAATGGTTATCAAATACGAAGCTGGTACGCTTGAATTTGAGCCAAAATGCTCAATTGAAGTTTTAAGAAATCAAAAACGTGCCATGGGTCAGTATTTATACTGGCTCGAAGTTCGATCAGAAATCGAAGGAATCGAATTATAAACCTAACCGCATCGAAATCGAGGCGGTTTTCTTATGCTCTAACCGTATGGAATCCCGTACGGTTTTTATATTGTCCAAACTGTACCGATGACATTAAAAGCTGTACTGTTCCGTCGCCGGACGTAAAGCGAGATTATCGAGTGGCGACGTAATCGCTGGAGGACAATTATGTCAGAAGAAATCAATGCAACTGTATCTACTGAATCAACTGAGACTGTCGACACTCAAGAAAATGTTGATACAGTGCAGGAAGAAAAGCACGAACGAACTTTCACTCGTGCTGAAATCGGTAAGATGCTATCTGCCGAGCGCTCTAAATGGGAAGCTGAGCAAGAAGCCAAAGAAAACGAAGCTAAGAAACTTGCCGAGATGAACGCTGACGAAAAACAGAAGTATCAGTTAGACCAGCGTGAGCAAGAACTAGCTAACCGTGAAAAAGCTATTGCCCGTAAGGAATTGACCGCAGAAGCTAAAGCAATGTTAAGTGAACGTGACTTACCTGTTGAGTTAGTAAATGTAGTTGATTTAACAAGCGCAGAGACGGTATCACAGTCTGTCGCTGTATTGCAGAAATCATGGGAGCAAGCCGTACAGAAAGGCGTACAGGAGAAGTTGAAAGGGAAAGCCCCTATCAATCACGCGCCAACTGTCAACGATGAGTTGACTGTTGAAGAATTTAGAGCTATGGGATATAAGAGCCGTAACGAACTCTTCCTAAAGAACCCAGAGCTTTATAAGAAATTGAAAGGATAATTGAAAAATGACAGCAGGACAAACTAAATTAGCCACTATGGTTAATCCAGAAGTAATGGCGGATATGGTAGCCGCTAAATTACCTAAATTGATTAAATTCACACCACTAGCGTATGTAGAAACAGAGCTTGAAGGCCAACCAGGTAGCACTTTAACAGTGCCAGCATGGGAGTATGCAGGAGACGCTACTGAAATTGAAGAAGGCCAAGCAATTACGCCAGACCAATTGACTACTAAAAAGACTACAATGACCATCAAAAAAGCAGGTAAGGGTTATGAAATTACCGATGAGTCTCTTTTGTCAGGTCTAGGAGACCCAGTAGGTCAAGCTACTTATCAGCTAGGTTTGGCAATCGCTAACAAGATTGATAACGACCTTGTAGCAGTAGCGAAAACAGCGAAACAATACGTAGATGATGCCCCTACTACACTTGACGCGCTTGATAAAGCTTGTGACGTTTTTGAAGATGAAGAAGATGCACAGTATGTAGCTATCATCAATCCAAAAGACGCAACTAAGTTGAAAACAAACGTAGCGAAAGAATGGGTCAAAGGCTCAGACATTGGCGCAGATGTTGTTATCTCAGGTACTTTTGGTGAAGCAGGCGGTGTACAAATCGTGCGCTCTAAAAAAGTTGATGAAGGTAAAGGCTTCCTTGTTAAAGTGTCACCAAGTCAAACAGAGACAGACGACGCTAACAAGTACGGAGCTTTTGTAATCTTGCTTAAACGCGACGTGGCTATCGAAACAGACCGCGATATCTTGAAGAAGACTACCGTGATCACAGGAGATGAACACTACGGTGTTTACCTTTACGACCCTACACGAGTTGTAAAATTCGGTGGCGCGTAAGAAAGAGGTGACGATATGAGCTTATTGCTACGACGTCATTACATTCAAGAAGAGCAGGTTGACCAGTATTCTGATTTAGAGAATAAAACTCTAGAAGAGTTGAAAGCTCTAGCAAGAGAAGCTGGTGTAGCAGGCGCTTATAAGTTGACAAAAGCCGAAGCCATTGAAGTTTTGGAGGAACTAAAGAGTGAAAGTTAAAGTCAAGCAAGATTTTTACGATTGGGAAGCCAACGTAAAACGACTTGCGGGCGAAGAGCTTGACCTTGCTGATACACGATATGCCGAGCTTGTAGAGAATTTTGCAAGCAATGGCGTATCTGTATCAGATATTCTTGAGGAAGTAGGCGGTACTGAAAGTTATAATCCAGCAAGTTATAGCCCAATCAGTACCGTTCAGACCCCTCAAGTGTATGTATCGGGAGAGACTACGCCTTTAAGTCAACAAGAAGGAGTTTAAAATGTCTATAGAGTTGCTGAAGAAAGTAACAGGCGAAGATGATCCGCAACTTTTAGCCGTTTTAGAAGCTAGAGCTGAAAGTATCATTCTATCGGAAACTAATCGAACCTGCATGACGCCTATCCTTGAAGGCCTAGCGCTTGAAGTAGCGTTAGAGCTTAATAACCGCTTAGGAAACGAGGGTGAGTATTCAAGGAAAGAAGGCGGGATTGAAGTTGTTTACGGAGCTGATAGTATCTCAAGTGGACTTTTGAAGCGTATCAGAGCTTACAGGCTGGCAAGGGTATCAGGCCATGTTTTTGAAGCGGAGTAGACTGAAACCTTATCCATTAAGACGGTTTGAAAAGACCGTTACGGATGAAGGGCACGTAAAAGAAGGATACGCCAAGGAAGTTGAAAGCACGCGCCTTGAGTTATGGCCCGCTAAAAGCAATCTACAATCAGAGCTTTACGGTGAGCGTGTCAACGACATTTTAAACGCAAATGCCGATAAAAACGACACAATCAGAGTAAAAGACGGGGTATGTATTGACAGCAAGACAGAAGTAACTCATAAGGTTATCTCTAAGAAAGTTTATACATATCATCAGGTATTGGAGTTGGAACGTGTCAGAGCTACTAGGGGCAGATAGGCTTATAGCTAAGTTCAGAAAGTTGTCAGATGTTGCACAACGAGACATTGTTTAAAAAGCGGTTCATCATGCAGCTAAAACAATTGTTCAAGCCGATGCTAAAAGACTCGCACCAGGTAACAATGGA